TGCCGGAGGGGAGTTGCAGGGGTTCTGGGGTGATACCTTCCCAACGCTCAGGAGTGGCGCTCTTCCGGCTGTCGCATACAACGTCACGTTTTGCGATGCGAACGGCACACGAAAAGACCGGCCGAACGGCGGTCTGTATGTGACTGAGGCGGACACGGGAAAAACCGTGACAGCCAACGGTCCGAACACGGAAATGGTCGTTGTTGATTCGGCAGAATGTGTTCCTCTTGATTTAAGGAACGCGACGCGCGATCCAAATAAGAAAGACGAACAGAACCGCCAAGGTGTTGGTGTGGGCGAGGATGGGGCTCCAATGAACACCATCACTTCCGCATCAGTGCCCGGAGTTGGATGGCGGTCGACCGTCCGCAAGCTCCTCCCGGTCGAATGCGAGCGTCTGATGGGCTTCCCAGACAATCACACCCGCATCGCGTGGAAGGGCAAGCCGGAAGAGGAATGCCCGGATGCTCCGAGGTACAAAAGCTGCGGGAACAGCATGTGTGTGAACGTGATGGCGTGGATCGGGCATCGGATTCAGGCCGTTGAGGAGAGTTTAGCATCACGTGATGCTAAACCTGAAACAGGAGACCAATCATGACCGAACATGAAAAAGTAACAGAAACCATCGTGAAAAACGCGACCGGACCGAAATCCGCCGAGGTTGACGGACAGCGAGTCGAGCAACACACTCTGACCGAGCAGATCGCCGCCGACAAATACCTCGCCTCGAAGGATGCCGTAAAGCGCAGGGGAAGCGGGCTGAAGTTTTCCAAGATGACGCATTCGGGAGCCGTGTGATGCTGAACGTATTAAAGAACATGTTCCGAACCTCGAAGCCTCCCGAACAGCATTTCCGCAGACCCGTCCGTGCGAGGTTCGATGCGGCCCAGACCACGCGGGACAATTCGAAGCACTGGGCGTATGCAGACCAGCTCTCCGCCGACATGGAAGCTTCGCCGGAGGTTCGCAGAACACTGCGGATGCGGTCGCGATACGAGGTGGCGAACAACAGTTATGCTCGCGGGCTCGTCCAAATGCTCGCGAACGATACCATCGGCACGGGGCCGAGGCTGCAGATGCTCTCTGCGGACGAAACGTTCAACGATGAGGTTGAGAGGGCGTTCATGAGGTGGGCGGAAGCGGTCAGGCTTGCCCCAAAGCTCCGCACCATGCGAATGGCGCGATGCCAGGACGGAGAAGCGTTCGCCGTGCTGGCGACAAATCCGAAAGTCCGCAGTCCCGTGAAGCTTGACCTCATGCTGATTGAGGCTGACCGCGTGTCAGGCGGCATCAAGCTCCTGGACGACGGTCAGTCCGTGGACGGCATCACGTTCGACGAGTGGGGAAATCCGACCTCGTACCGCGTGCTGAAATACCATCCGGGCGACAGCCGGTTCTCCACGGGCGATGAGGCTGTCGAAGTTCCCGCCGAGTGGATGATCCACATCTTCCGGCAGGACAGGCCCGGACTCCATCGCGGTGTGCCGGAACTGACCTCGGCTCTCCCGCTGTTCGCTCAATTGCGGCGATACAACCTCGCTGTCCTGAGCGCAGCAGAAGCGGCTGCCGACTTCGCCGCTATCCTCTACACGGATGCTCCGCCGAATGGTGAGGCGGATGAAGTCGAACCGATGGACACCATCCCGCTCGAACGTAATATGATGCTCACCGTGCCTTCGGGCTGGAAGATGGATCAGCTCGACCCGAAGCAACCTGCCGCAAACCACGCGGAATTTGTGAAAATCATCCTGAGCGAGATCGCCAGATGCGCCGTCACGACCTATGGCACACTTGCCGGCGACTACAGCGGACACAACTACGCCTCAGGCCGCCTCGACAACCAGATCTACCACAAGTCCATTCTGGTCGATAGGTCATTCTGGGAGACGGAAGTCTTGAACAGAATCTTCGAGGCATGGTTCCGGGAGTATCTCCTGACCGAGAATCTTGTTCCGACTGAGGAAAACCACACATGGTTCTGGGATGGCTTCCCGCATGTCGACCCGAACAAGGAGGCCACGGCGCAGGAACGCCGCCTCGCGAATCTCACCACGACCTTGGCGGCCGAGTGCGCCAAGGACGGCAGGGATTATCTCGGGGTCCTGCAGCAGAGGGCGAAGGAGATCAAGCTGATGAAATCTCTGGGGATTCCGATTCCGGGAGAAACCGCGAAAGAACAAAACAACACCTCAGAACCGGAAGAGTCCGGCGAGGAAGAAACACAAACCATTGAGGAAACATGAGTGAATTCACACTGATTGAAGCAACGGGCGAAGGCCGCCCGAAAATCGTCGGGATCGCGTATTCCGGGGGAAAGATGCCCCTGCCGGGCTGGAAAAACCCGGTCGTGGTAGACCTGAGCGGAATGGAGCTGCCGGAATCCGTGCCTCTGCTCGCGAACCACGAAAACCGGACGAGTTCTCGTATCGGTATGGTGTCCGCAAGCGTGAAAAACAATGTGCTCGAAATCTCCGGCGAAATCATCTCCGACAGCTCGGAGGCCGCCGACATCGTGGCGCAGAGCAAAGCGGGAGCCGACTGGCAGCTCAGTATCGGAGCCGACGTGAAGGAATGCGAGCTCGTCCGAGGCAAACGCGAGGTCAACGGACAGGTCGTCGACGGACCGTTCTATCATGTCCGCAGGTCTTCCCTCCGCGAAGTGAGCGTCGTTGCCGTTGGAGCCGACGCCCACACGAGCATGAAAGTCACCGCAAGATTCGATCTTACAAACCCTAACCCCGAAGAGGAAGGAGTTCAAAACATGAACGAAAACAAAGATGTTGAAGCCAAGGCAGACGTCAAGCCTGAGGTCAAGCCCGAAGCGAAGCCGGAAGCCAAGCCGGAAATCAAGGCCGAGGCGAAGCCCGAAATCCAGGCGGCCCAGCCCGAAGTCAAGCCCGAACCCGTCGCTCCCGTCGACGTGGCCGCCGCTGCCCGCGATGCCGCCGCTGCCGCAGTCAAGGCCGAGCGCGAGCGTGTCGCGGCAATCCGCGCCATTTGCGACGGCGAGTTTCCCGAAATCGAGAAGGATGCCATCAGCTCCGGCTGGACGCCCGAAGTCGTGACGAAAAAGGTGCTCGAAACCATCCGCGCCGAACGTCCCGCCGCCAACGTCCACATCTCCGTGAAGACCGAGCCGGAAGGCGACAGTCTCCGCAAGACCATCGAGGCCGCCATGTGCCTTCGTTGCGGCATCTCCGCCGACGACCTCGAAAAGTCCTATGACGGCAAGACCATCGAGGCGGGCATGCGCGAAATGGATATGCCGCTCAAGCAGCTCCTGATCGAGTGCATGAAGCTGGACGGTATTCCGTACAGCCGCGGTTTCGACAACGAAACCATCCGCGCCGCATTCTCCAGCGTGTCCCTGCCTGGCATCCTGAGCAACGTCGCGAACAAAAAGCTCCTCAAGAGCTTCGATGCGCAGCCCATCATCGCCACCAAGCTGTGTTCCACCGGTGACCTGAATGACTTCAAAGAGAACGACCGTTTCCGTCTGACCGACGTGGGCGATCTGCTCCCGGTCGGCGCTGACGGCGAAATCAAGGACGGCGGCGTCACCGAAGAAGCGGCCAAGAATCAGCTCGAAACCTACGGCAAGAAGTTCTGCCTCACCCGCAAGATGATCATCAATGATGACCTGGGGGCCTTCATGAAGGTGCCGGTCGCGATGGGCAATCGTGCGGCCAGACTGATCGACCAGCTGTTCTTCTCCCGCCTGCTGAAGAATCCTGTCCAGCTCGACGGCAAGGCTCTGTTCAGCGCCGCTCACAAGAACATGCTCACCGGCGCTACGAGCGCGCTGTCCTCCGACAGTCTGAAGAAGGCCATCCAGCTTTTCCTCGACCAGGTGGACGCGGACGGTCAGCCGATCAGCGTCGAACCGAAGTTCCTGCTCGTTCCGACTGCCCTCAAGCACCTCGCCATCGAGCTCACCCGCGGCGCGACCCTCATCACCGCTGGCGGTGCCGACAATGTCATCCGTCCTGCGCTCAACATCCTCGCGGATGAGAACCTGCAGGTCGTCAGCTCCCCGTACCTCGCGAACAGCGCATACGAAGGAGCCTCCTCCACCGCATGGTATCTGTTCGGTGATCCTCACCAGACCGACACCTGGGAAATCGGCTACCTCAAGGGCAAGCGCACTCCGACCGTGGAGCGCGGTGAAACTGATTACAATACCTTGGGCCTCTGGTTCAGGGTCTACTTCGACCTCGGTGTCCGCGAACAGGACCACAGGGGCATGGTCAAGTCCGCCGGTGCGGCTGGCTGATGACCGCCGGAGGCGGGGCGACTCCCGCCTCCGAACTTCAACTTGAACTCAAACAGGAGAAACAACATGATTGCACGTTACGTTCAGAAAGGCGAAGCCATCGATTATCGCCCCACCGAGAATGTCCCTGCCGGAACCATCGTTCCCTTTGCCGGATTCGTCGGCATTACCCGCCTCGACATCAGAGCCGGTGAGCTCGGTGCTCTCGCCGTGTCCGGCGTTTTCGAAACCCCGAAGGCTGACGAAGCCATCGATGTCGGCGACCCGGTCTACTGGGACGAAGCGAACGAGGTCGCCACGAAGCAGAAGACAGACGTCTACCTCGGCACCGCTGTCTACAACGCTCAGGCGAGCTCGGAGTTCGTCTACTACTTGCTCAATGCTTCCGCTTCTGCGGGCGCTGCCGCAGGCTCCGGCTCCGCCAGCGCGGCCATCGCCGACCTCGGAACGCTCACGAGCGATTCTGGCTGTTCCGAGTCGATGGGCGT